CGGCCACAGCACCTGGCGGTGCTCATGCGGGGAGCACGGCGCCGGCCCGAGCCCAGAGACGACGCAGGAGATCTGCGACCACCTCGGCATCGACGAGAACGGAGAGGTGCTCGACCGTGGCGAATGACGACCTGATCGCGATCTGGCGGCTGACCCTCGAATGCGGGCACCTCCGCATCGACGGGCCATGGGACGCCGACCAGCCGCAGCGCTACATGATCGGCGACATGACGTGGTGTGAGGTCTGCCCCAAACGCCCGGTCCCCACCGGGCAGGTGATGCTCGTCCGGCAGGTCGTCAACGTCGAACGGGTGCCCGGCGACCGGTACCGCGAGCCGAAGCCGGAGGCGGCTGCCGAACGCCGTGAAGGGCTGGGGTGAGCGGCGTGGATGATCTGGCCGCGTTCCTGCGCGCGCAGTGGGCCGTCGAGGAGAAGCGGGCCAAGGCCACAGAGAGCGGCACGGACTGGCGCAGCACCGGTTACGGGGCGGTCGTCGACCGCGATGTCGACGGGTGGAACGCCAGGTCGGACGCTGCCCACATCGCCAGCTTCCGCCACGAGGAGGACGCCGACCATGCCGCCCTCTGGTCACCCGGCAGGGTGCTCACCGACCTGGCAGTGAAACACCTCATCCTCGACGAGCACGCCATCGTGCACCGTGGGATCGGGTGGTTGGAGGACGGCGACGAGGAACACGCCGAGATCCCGGTCTGCGGTAGTTGCGTCCCGAAACACTCGTGGTACGGACGTCGCGCGGATGTTCCTGAGGGACCTTGCCGCACGGTGCGCCTGCTCGCCGAGCCATACGAGGGCGAGGACGGGTACAAGCAGGAATGGAAACCATGAGCGAGGGCGCGACGGCGGGACGCCTGTCGTACGAGGGCCCGGCCTGGCTGGTCGCCGCCGACGGCACCCTGACCGAAGGCCGCGCATCCATCCAGATGGCGGCCCACCCGACCATGTTCGGCGCCGACGTGACGTTGGACGCCACCGTCGAAGTCGACGGACCCGTCCCGGCGGGGCTGATCATGGCGACCAAAGCGTTGCGTGTGGAAGGCGGGGAGGACTTCCCCGTTGAGGTGGGCGAAGTCGCCGTACGGCAGCGAGGCGAGTTCTTGCGGGTGACCCTGCGCGGTAGTCGATATGGGCTGTCGCCATGAGATCGGTGTGACACGGACGGGGCGTCTGGGATGATGCGTGTCATGCCCCCCGAACCACTCCCATGCGACGTGCTGCCCTGCCCCGGCGGCGACGTCATCCTCATCCCGCGCGGCCTCCTCGGCATCCGGTTGACACCCCAGCAGCAACGCGACCTCGGCAAGCAGCTCCCCGCCCTGGCCGAACTGGTCGGGGTCACGGCCGCATAACACCAGCTTGACCGGGGCGGGCGAGTCCTGTAACACTTCGATGCAGCCGAATACACGTATGCCCTCCGCCCTTGTGCGCGAGGGCATTCGCCATTTTCCGGGGGTGACATTGGACCCCGACCCGATCACCGCCCAAGCCGCAGCCGCCCTGCTGGGCAAGCAGCCGGTGACGATCCGGCAGTGGGCGCGCCGCTACCAGGCCCGCCAGCTCGGCCGCGTGGACCGCGCCGTCTACTACGACTACGCCGACCTGGCCGCCATCGACGGCTACATGCACCGAGGCGAGGAAGTTCCCGCCACCCCTGAGGAACGCGACGCATTGCGCGCGCGGCGTCGGGCCGGCTACCAGAGGGCGGCCTGAGCTTCCGCCGCGCTGACCTCGTCGGGGAGTGGGCGCACTGACCCTGCCCGGTACCGGTACCAGCCGCTGTACTCCCGCGATGGTGCCCCGTGCCAGGAGATCAGGCAGTCCGTCCCGGCCGGGCTGAAATGCCAGCCTTCCAGGCGGGCGAGATGCCAGGCCCCGTCGTCGCACAGCACCGAGATCATGCGGTGGGCGTCGCGTTGCGGCCCGTCCTCGAACGTCGCTGTTTGGAGCATGGGCCTGGGGTCTTTGTGCCACACCTTGCACACGCCCCGACCTGCTATCACCCCGCCAGTCTCGCACACCCGTTCGAGCCAGTCACAGTGGGCGGGGGCGGGCAGAGTGGGCACCATCAAGCAGTACCTCACCCCCGAAGAAGCGCAGTTCGACGCTTCCTCAACCGTCCCCCAGTTCAAAGTGAATCCGGGCACCAGCTTCCCGGTGTCCGGGCTGGCCTTCGACGGCGCGGGCACCACCGCCGAACGCGCCTACTGGAAACTGGAACCCGTCGCCTACGGCAGCGGCTCGATCACGTGCGACATCATCTGGTACGCCGACTCCGGCACCACCAACGCCGTCGTCTGGGAGACCGCCCTCGCCGCCATCACCCCCGACGTGGACACCACGGATGTGGAAACCAAGGCGTTCGCCACCGCCCAAACCGTCACCGACACACACCTGGGCACGACCGCGCAACGCCTCCACAAAGCAACGATCACCATCTCCAACCTCGACTCGATCGCCGCCGGGGACGAAGCCTGGTTGCGCGTCTCCCGCCTGCCGGGAAACGCCGCAGACACCATGACCGCCGACGCCATCCTCACCAGCGTCCGCCTCGCCTACAGCGACACGTAATGGCTGTCCGGTTCGACGCGATCAACGAACGCTACTCGTCGTTGCAGGTAGGCGGGGCCGCCACCGCATACACGGTCGCATGCTGGGCCCGGCTCGAAGTAAACCGCCTATCTCTGAGCACCATTTGGCAGATCGAAAACGGCGTCGGCGGAAACTACCTGCGCGTCACCGCGTGGAACGGCTCCGCCCTTGCGTTCCAGACCGCCAACGGCCCGTGGAACGGGTCGATGTCCACGACCCTGACGGTCGGCGACTGGTACTACATCGGGTTCTCCGCCACGGTCAACCCCGGTCAGGCCCGGTTCGCTATCCGGGCGGCCGGATCCTCCACGTTCACTACCAGCACGTCGTCGCAGGCGAACACCACAGTCACCCTGGGCACCCTGTGGTTGGGGTCCGGGTTTACCGCCAGCGAGTGGTTCAACGGGTCAATCGCAGCGGTCAAGGTGTGGAACGCGGCCCTGACCGCCGCCGAGTTGCAGGACGAGTCGTGGACGTACCGGCCGCAGCGAACTGACGGGTTGTTCGGCTGGCACCCCCTGCTGACCACCAGCGGTGTCGACTCCAGCGGCAACCACAGGCCGCTGAGCGGCGGGACCGGCACGACCGTGGCAGACGGGCCGCCGATCGCTTGGGGCCGGGGCCGCCGCAAGATTGTCCGGGCAGCCGACCCGGTGGTCACCGGCGACCTCACCGCAACCCTGTCCGCCCTCACCGCCACCGGCACCGGCACCGTCACAACGACCGGCGCCCTCGCCGCAACCCTGCCCCCGCTGGCCGCCGCTGCCGCTGCCACAGTCAAAACGGCGGGCGCCCTGACGGTCGGGCTGCCGCACCTCACCGCCACCCTCACCGGGGCGGTCGGCGGGGCGGGCGTCCTCGCGGCAACCCTGCCCGCCCTCACCGCCACCTTGCAGGGCACAGTGCGCGGCGGATTCCTCACCCCGGTACTCCCCGCTTTGACCGCCGCGCTCACCGGCACGGTCCGGTTCACCGGCACCCTGCAAGCCGCACTCCCCGCTTTGACCGCCAGCATCACCGGCGTGGTGGTGATCCCGCCGTTCGACCTGGTCGCCACCGCAGGGCCACCCCAACGCGGCTGGGGTTCCGGCCAACTGGCCGCCGACTGGGCGGCCGCCACCACCAGCGCCCCGTGGGCGGCACGCCAACCGGCCACCACGTGGACAGCCGGGCCCGCCGTGCGCGCCTGGAAAGCACGCCAGCCCACCACCTGACCACCTTGGAAGGCGGCGAGCGTGGCGGTCCTACAAATTTCGAGCCTGTCCGTCGAATACGTGCACGTGCCCATCACCAGCAACCTCGACGTCGGCGACCTCAACGACCTGACCGTCCAACTCGCGGTCGTCCCCGACGGGCAAGAACCCGTCACCGGCGACTGGAAAACCGGGACGTGGATCGGCACCCACGCCGCCGTCCTCATCGGCCCGGCGACCACGATCACGCTTACCGACGGCACCTACGACGTGTGGGTGAAAATCACCGCCACGCCTGAAACCCCGGTCCTGCTGTCCGGCAGCATCCACATCACGTAAGGAGCCAGGCCGTGACTGTCCGCATCAACGCTGCCGCGCAAAACGCAGCCGCTGGCGCCATCGCCCTACTCGTCGACGGCGGGTCCGGTGCGGGCGTGCTCCGCATCTACTCCGGCACCCAGCCCGCCACCCCTGCCACCGCACCCGGCGGAACCAAGCTGGCCGAGTTCACCCTGTCGGATCCCGCCTTCGCCTCCCCGTCGGGCGGGTCAGTCGCCCTGGACATCACCCCGGCCGTGTCCACCACCGGCATCGCAGCTGGCACCGCCGGATACTGGCGCATCTGCGACTCCACCCAAGCCGCAGGGTCCGGGCTCGGCGTTGTCGACGGGTCCGTCACCGCGACCGGCGGCGGCGGGGACCTGACGTTGGCCACCACCACCATCAGCGTCGGAGTCGCGGTGGATATCACTTCCGGCAGCATCGCAATGCCGTCGGGTTGATTTAGTGCCATCGAGGAAACGAGCGGCGACTCCGCCTGACCTGGGGTGAGCGATGGCGACCCGCCACAACCTGAGCATCAACCCCGCCCTGGGCGTATCCGTCGCCGGGTGGGCTGGCGGTAGCACCCCGACGCGGACGGCTGTCACAGGGTTCGGGCGCGGGTTCGCCGCCCGGTACACCGCGGGCACGTTCATCAGCAGCGCCGCCACCGCCAGCGGTGCGATCACGGTCGGTTTGACGTACACGTTCAGCGTCTACCTGCGGTCAGCGACGTTCAACATCCCGTCCGGCACGATCACCATCGAGTGGATCAACGCTGGGGGCGGCGGGTTCGGGTACCCGTTCACCAGCTACACCCTCACCAGCGGGGTGGTGGGCCGGGCAGTCATCACCGCCGTGGCTCCGACCAACGCGGTGGCAGCCCGGGTCATCGTCGAGGGCACCAATATGTCCTCGTCCAACGTGGACATCACGATGCTGCTGTTCGAGCAGGCGTCGTCGGCCGACGTTTACTTCGACGGCGACACCAGCGGTGCGACGTGGGATGGCACAACCGGGCTGTCCGCCTCCACCCTGTCCGACGCCGGAGTCACCGGCACCCTCACCGCCACCCTGCCCGCGCTCACCGGCAGCCTGGCAGGCGGAGCGCAGGTAACCGGCGTGATCGCCGCCACCCTGCCAACCCTGACCGGGCAAGCCGCCGGTACGGTCCGCGTGACCGGCCAGGCTGCGGCGACCCTCCCAGCGCTGACCGCCACCTTGCAGGCCGCCGCCACCGTAACCGGCACGGTGCCCGCCACCCTGCCATCCCTGGGCGCGAACATCGCCGGGACCCTCCGATCGTCCGGCGTCTTGAACGCCGTGCTGCCCGCGATCGCTGCGGAAGCGGGCGGCACGGTCACCACCACCGGCCAACTCCAGGCCGCCCTCCCACCGCTCACCGCCGCCGCCTCCGGGGCGGTGACGGTCGGCGGAACCCTGGCCGCGACACTCCCCCCGCTCGCCGCCCAGGCCACCGGGACCGTCACCGTGACCGGGCAAGCCGCCGCCGTCCTGCCCGCCCTCACCGCCGCCCTCACAGGGCAGGTGGCGGCCACACCCGCCGGCACCCTGACCGCGACACTCCCCCCGCTCACCGCCAGCATCACCGCCGAAGCGACCGTCGCAGGCGCCCTGTCTGCGACGCTGCCCGGCCTGGCCGCCGCTGCGGCGGCCACCGTACGCACGGCAGGCACCCTCACCGCAGTCCTGCCCGCGCTGACGGCGGCCGTGCAGGGCGAGGTGGTCACCCCGCGCGGCGTGCTCGCCGCAGTCCTGCCCGCGCTCACAGCCTCACTGACCGGGCATTCGGACGCCGTCGACCTGCCGGAACCCACTGTGCGTGTCGGCCCGCCCCGCCTCGGCTGGCCGGTCGAACCACCCAACCTGCGCTGGTCGGCCGGCACACCACGCCTGGCCTGGCCGGTCCGCCCGCCCACCATCGGGAGGTGACTGGCCGTGCCGTACATGCCCGCCACCTCCAAAGAACCCATCAGCGTCCCGCACAGTGCGGACGCCGTCGTGTGGCCGGTCGAGATTGCCATCGTCCTCGAGGAGCTCGGCGAACCGGCCGACGACGACTGGACGCCGGCCGACTGGGACGGCAACGACGCCGTCCTCCTCATCGGCGCCGGCACCAGCATGGAGCTGGAACCGGGCGAGTACGTGGTTTGGTCGCGCATCACCACCGCCACGCAGCAGCCGGTCCGCCGGTCCGGCACGCTCACGGTCGGCACCCCGTGACCACCCTGTCGCCGTGGGAGGTGGCCGCCCGGCATTTCCAGCCCAAGGTGCGCAAGTGGGCGAGCCCCGGCGCCATGGCGACCGAACTCGACCGCAACCACCGGCAGACCGCGATGCTCGACCTCATCGACGGAGAGCTCGTCGACCTGTTCGACGGCGGCAACCACGACAAGCTGATGGTGTTCGTCTCGCCGCAGGAAGGGAAGTCGCAGAAGATCAGCCGCCGCACCCCCGCCTGGCTGCTCTCCGACGACCCGACGCTGCGGGTCGGCATCGTCTCCTACGCCGACAACAAAGCCGAGCGCTGGGGCAGGGCGATCCGCCGCGACATCCTCTCCCACCCCCAGCTCGGCATCACCCTCCGCCAAGACTCCCGGGCGGCCGGCCGGTGGGAAACCGAGCAGGGCGGCGGCCTCATATGTTGCGGAATCGCGGGCGGTATTACAGGCGAACCGCTCGACGTGCTCCTCATCGATGATCCAATTCGAGGTCGGGCTGAAGCCGAATCGGTCACCTACCGCGAAGCGGCGTGGGACTGGTGGGAGAGCAACGGCTCTACCCGACTCTCCTCGCGGGCCAAGACGGTGTTGATGCTTACACGCTGGCATGAAGACGACCTGGCCGGACGATTGGAAGCGCGTGAGCCGGGCGACTGGCGGATCGTCCGCATCCCCGCCATCGCCGACGCTGACGACCCGCTGGGCCGCCGCCCAGGCGACGAGTTGGTCAGCGTCCAGGGCAGGAAGCCGGGGTACTTCCACAAGCTGAGGGAGATCCGCTCCGCCTACGTGTTCAACTCCATCTACCAGCAGACGCCGACTGCGGCTGAGGGCAACCTGTTCAAGCGAGCCGATTTCCGGTACTGGCACACCATGCCGGCGGACACGTCGCGGCACGGCACCATGTCCGGGCAGCGCGTTGATCTCGGCGGCCGGATGCTGATGTTGGACGATTGTTGGCGGTTCATCACCGTCGACCTCGCCGCATCCAAGAGAACGTCGGCCGACTTCACCGTAGCCGCCGCCTGGGCTATCTCGCCGGACGGTGACCTGATCCTGCTTGGCCGTAACCGTGGCCGGTTGGAGGAGGCCGAGCATTGGGACCACGTCCGGCCGCTGCAGCAGCGTTGGCGGGCCGACACCGTGTTCGTCGAGCAGGGGTTCATCGGCACCACGCTGGTGATCGATGCGACCGCGGCGGGTATCCCGGTGCAGCCGTTGAAGGCGGATACCGACAAGGTGACGCGGGCGGTTCCGGCGACGAACCGTCTGCGCGCGGGCCGGGTGTGGTTCCCTGCGCACGTCGATTGGTTGGACGAGTGGTGTGACGAGCTCGCCTCGTTCCCGGCGGCGGCGCACGACGACCAGGTCGACACCTTGAGTTACGCCGCCCGCGTGGTCAGCGCGCACTGGCTGCCATCCGAGACAGCTGTTGAGGTGGACGCCCGGCGTGCTGGTTCCCGGGATGACGGGCCGATCGGGCAGGCGTACGAGGCGGCCACCGGCGGCAGCACAGGCCTCGACCTCATGTCCATCGACTATTGAGCGGGGGCAACATGGCCGTTGTGCCGGTCACGCTGACCGTGGGCGACAGGGCGTACCACGTCGGCACCGTCGAGGTGCTCGCCCCCGGCGACGCCCACTGGGCGCAGTTGGAGCGGTTCCTCCGCGCCGTGGCCGACAACCTGAAGGACGGCTACACCCTGCGCCTCAAGGCTCCAACCCCGGTCGGGTGCGCCTGCCCTGGTGACTGCGAAGGCGGGCCGGAGTGCCTCGACGACGAAGGCGGCTCACTGGAGCCGCAGCAAGGGGATAGATCATGCTGACGCGCACCTACACGAAGACCTTCGCCCTGATGGGCGCTTGGGCTGAGACCACGCCCGTGGCGGAAGACCACTCGCAGGTCTACCAGGGGGCCCGCGTCGGCGACCCGTGCTGCGCGCCGCAGTGTGACGAGCTCCTCCGCGCCAACGAAACCGTGTACGCCGTGACCGAACTCGACCGCGAGGACGCCAACCCCGGACGTGGCGAGCCGTGGGTGTGCTGGCGTCACGTCCGCCCCGACGACGGGCCGATCACGATCTGATCACGTCCAGCTCCGGTGTGGGGGAATCCAGCCCCGCCCGCACCTACACCTACAACCGGACAGCGGGGTGAGCGGCATGGCTACGTCGGCGCCTACCCATGACATCGGGCATCTCGACTCCAACTACGGCCAGTGGTACGGCGACCTGCTCGAACAAATCCCCGCCCTCACCTGGCCGCTGTCCGCGCAAACGTATGCGCTGATGCGGCACGACCCCCAGTTGACGGCGGTGCTCGCCGCCTACACCTTGCCGATCCGGCGCGCCGCTTGGGCGGTGGATCCGGCCGGGTGCCGCGACGAAGTCGTCCAGCTTGTGGCCGACGATCTCGGTTTGCCCATCCTCGGGGCGGACACGGAGCCGGGCCCGGCGAGGCGTCGCGGCGTTCGGTGGGCTGACCACCTGCGCGTCGCCTTGCAGTCGTTGACGTTCGGGTTCATGCCGTTCGAACGCCGCTACCAGATTGTCAACGGGCAGGCCCGCCTCATCAACCTTGGTGAGCGGATGCCGCACACCATCGGCGCCATTCAGCTGAACCCGAACGAAACCGTCCAGTCGATCACCCAAAACCTGGCCGCGGTTAAGCCGATCCCGGCGAACCGGTTGGCCTGGTACGTGCACGAGCGGGAGGGCGCCAACTGGACCGGGCGCAGCATCCTGCGCGCCAGCTACGGCGCCTGGTTGTTGAAGCACGAAACGTGGCGGGTCCACGCGACGAGCATCCGCCGGTTCGGGATGGGCGTGCCCAGCGTGACCGCCCCGCCGGGTGGTACGCCCGCCCAGGTGGCTGACGCCAACCGGCTCGCGAGCGCGATGCGGGTGGGCGACCGCGCCGGTGCCGGTTTGCCGGACGGGTTCAAGCTGGCGATCACCGGCATGACCGGGTCGGTGCCGGACGCGCTCGGGTTCATCCACTACCTCGACCAGCAGATGAGCAGGTCGGCGCTGGCCGGGCTGATGGACCTGGGAGACACCTCCAACGGCAGCAGGGCGCTCGGCGACTCGTTCCTCAACCTGTTCCTCCTGTCGTTGCAGGCGGTGGCGGAAGAGATCGCCGAAACCGCCACGTCCGGGCAGGAGGGCATGCCCGGCATCGTCACCAACCTGGTCGACCTGAACTGGGGCGAAGACGAGCCCGCACCCAAGGTGGTCGTGCAGGAGGTGGGTTCCCGGCAGGAAGTCACCGCCGAAGCCCTCGACATGCTGCTCAAGTCCGGGGCCATCAGCCCGGACCCGCACCTTGAGGCGTTCGTACGCGACGCCTACAAACTTCCCGAACGGGCGCCGGAGCCCGCCAAACAGCCGCCCTCGCCCGCCAACCCCCAAGACGACCCCGACAACCCGGCCGATCCGGGAACGCCGCAGGAGCCGGTACAGGCCCGCGCCCGACCACTCCGGGCGGCGGCAGCCCCCGCCGGCGACCTGACCGCCGTGCAGGAAGCGTGGCAGGCCGCGCTGGACGACGTGCTCGAAGCGTGGCCCGACGTGGCCGAAGACCAGCGAACCCAGCTCGCCGACCAGATCGGAAAGGCCGTAGACGCCGGGGACCTCGCCGCGCTCGCCACCCTCACCGTGGACAGCACGGCGGCGGCCACCCTGCTCGCGGTCGCCATGCTCGAACTCGCCGACACGTCAGCCGACCAGATGGTCGCCGAAGCCGCCGCCCAAGGCGTGCAGGTGGAACCGCCGCCCGTGGATGAAGGCCAACTGGAGGCGGTCGCCGCAGCCACGGCCGCGCTGCTCGCCGCAGGCCTCGTCACCGCCGCAGGTGCTGCCGCGTTGCGCCTGTCCGTGCCCGGCGCCGCGGGTGCCGCTGTGGCGGTGGAGGTGGCCGCCATCCTGGCCGCCCTGTCGTTGCGGTCCGTTCAGGAGCAGGTGGGCGGCGCACTGTCCACCGCACAGGCGTCCGGCCGGTTCGCCGTCCTCCGCAAGACTCCGGTCGCCCAGCTCAAGGCGTCGGAAACGCTCGACCGTTCCACCTGCCCGCCATGCCGAGCGTTGGACGGCACCACCTTCAAGGACCTGGCCGCCGCCGAAGCCGCGTACGGCAACGGCCCCTACGTCGGGTGTAAGGGCGGCATCCGCTGCCGCGGCCAAGTCGTCGCCGTGTGGAAGGGGTGACGCAGGTGGCTGACATCGACATACCCCGCTCCGCCGCCCTCGCCTCCATTCCCGGGGTCGAGCTCGCCCAGGCCGGCACGTGGCAACTGTCCACCGGCGAAACCACCATCACCCGCGACGACCTGGCCGCCGCCGTCGGAGCGCTCGACTGCCCGGCAGTGCGCAACCCCTCGCTGAAGTTGGGGCATGTTGACCCCAGGTTCGACGGCGAACCGGCCGTCGGCTGGGTTGGTGGCCTGCGGCTGGTCGACGACGGCAACACGGTGGTCGGCGACTACCGGGGTGTTCCCGCCTGGCTGGCCGACGTCATGAGCAGCGCCTACCCGGACCGGTCGATTGAGGGCGTCCGGGATTTTCGCTGCCAGATCGGCCACACCCACCCGCTGGTCATCACCGCGGTCGCGCTGCTCGGGGTGGCCATGCCCGGCATCGGCACCCTCGACAGCCTGCAAGACGTGGCTGCCCTCTACCAGGTCGCAGCCTCCGATGTTGGGGCGGGCGAACAGGTCACTTCCACAATCAGAGGAGGGCCTATGCCCCCGCCCGAACCAGACCCGCCCGCAGCACCTGCCGAACTCGCCGCCGGGGTGTCCTCCGAGGACGTGCGGCGCCGCTTTTACGAGCAGGCCGGTTACACGCGGTGGATCTGCGAAATCCAGCTCGACCCCCTCCAGTTGATCGTCATGGACGACAGCACTGGCGGCTACTACCGGGTGCCCGTCACCACCACGGGCGACGAAGTGCAGTTCGACGAGGCTGTCGCGGTCGCCGTGGAGTACGTGGACAAGCCAGACAAGGTGGCCGCCGCCGCGGGGCTGGTGTTCGCGTCGCGCACCGAATCGGTGCCGCAGGACCTGGCCGCCGCATCCGTCTCCGACAAGCCGTGGTCGGATTTCACCGAAGCCGACTACAGCATCGAGCAGTGGCGCAAAGCCTGCCTGATCGGGCCCGACACGGCGTCGGAATCGAAGGCCGACTACAAGCTGCCCGTCCGCGAACCCAGCGGCACCCTCAACCGCAACGGTGTCCACGCCGCCGCCTCACGCATCAACCAGGTGTCCGGGGTGTCCACCGAGCAGAAGCAGGCCGCCGCCAAAAAGCTGGTCGCCCTGTACAAGCAGCTCGACGAGGACCCGCCCGACAGCCTGTCGAAGCTGGCCGGCATGGACGCCGCCGCCGCGCAGGCCGCACCCGCACCCGCATCTGACACGGTCGCGCCCACCGCGCAGCCGGTCACCGAAACTCCCGTCACCGGTATCGAGGGCGGGCCAACCAACCAGGAGGACACTGACATGCAGTTCAGTGACGACCAGATGGCCGCTGTGCGCGCCAAGCTGGGCCTCCCCGAGGACGCCGACCTCGACCCTGCCGCCCTGGTGGCCGGGATCGACAAGCTCGCCGCATCTGGCGAGGGCCAGCCGGGGAAGACCGCCAAAAACGTGCCAGGCACCATCACCGTCGACAAGCAGGTGTGGGACGACCTGCACACCCGCATCGACCGGCTCGAGAAGATCCGCGCCACCCAGGCTCTGACCGAACGCGACCAGGCCGTCCGCGCCGCAGTGGAGGCCGGCAAGCTCGCCCCCTCCCGCACCGAGTACTGGACGCGGCTGTGGGACGCCGACCCCGAGGGCACCAAGCAGGTGCTCGCCACCCTCACCCCCGGCTCCGTCCCGGTGTCCGACCTCGGGCTGGCCGGCAGCGACACCTTCGACGTCGACGTCGAGTTCGCCGGCATGTTCCCGCCCGAGTCGAAGGGCGCCTGAGCCGTGGCCGACTACACGCCCATTTACAGCGGCGGACGCCTGCCGTTCACCTCAACCGCCAGCGCCGGGATCACCGGCGGCCAGCTGGTCGCCGTGTCCGGCACCGGCACCGTAGGCCCCGCCGCAGCCGACTCGGCCGCCGTGGTCGGGGTGGCCGCGTTCGACGCAGCCACCGGCGCCCTGGTGACCGTCCACCCCCTCGTCGGGGTGGTCCACGAGCTGGTCGCCGGGTCCGGCGGTATCACCGCCGGTGCTGGCGTCAAGGTCGGGGTCACCTCCGGCGCGGTGCTGGCGCTGGCTTCTGGCACGTTCGACCTGCGGGTCGGTATCGCACTCACGACCGCGTCCGCGGCCGCCAAGGTCCAGGTCCTGGGCCGGTAGGGAGAACATAATGCCAGGTGCATACCCGGCGGCTCCTCCCACCCTCTCGGGTGATCTGGAGACCATCAGCCGGTTCCTCGCCAATCCGGCGCTGCTGCAGCGCCGGCTGCGCACGTTCCGCGACCTGCGGTTCGTGTCCGATCGCCTGCTGACGCAGCGGTTCCGCACCAACGGTGGTGCGGTCCTGTACGAGATGGCGGAGCCGTTCGTCACCGACCGGGCGGTTACCGCGGTCGGGCCCGGATCCGAGTACCCGGCGGCGAACCAGCCGAACGGGACCGCGGCGATCGCGTCCGTGTCCAAGTGGGGCCAAAAAGTGGCGATCACGGACGAGGAGATCACCCGCAACGTGTACGGCGGCGCCGCGGTGGACCGCAACCTGCGCAAGGTGGTCAACAGCATCATCAAGCAGGTCGACTCCGTCACCATGAGCGCGATCGCGTCCGCGGTGACGCAGACGTTCGACGTCACCGCCTCATCGGGTGCCGCGTGGACGGCCGCCACGCCGACCATCCTGCGCGACATCCTCGAAGCCAAGGCCGTGATTGTCGGCCTCAACCTCGGCTACATGCCCGACACCTTGGCGCTGAACGACACCGCGTACGCGATCGTCATGTCCGACGAGAAGATCACGAACGCGTTGCAGCGGGAAACCGTCAACACCCCGGTGTACACCGGTGAAATCGAGCGGATCGGCGGCCTCACCATCGTCGTCTCCCCGGCGATCACCACCCCGATGGTCCTCGACTCCACGCAGCTGGGCGGGATGGCGGACGAGACCGCGAACGCCCCCGGCTACGCCGTGTCGGATCTGGCCGTGCAGGTCAAGTCCATCCGAGTGGATTCCGCCGACAAGTGGGATCTGCAGGGCCGCCGTCTCACCGTCCCGGTGATACAGGAGCCGGGCGCCGGCGTCGAGCTCACCGGCACCGGCGTCTAAGGGGGTGGCCTCGGTGGATGTTTACAGGGTGGCCGCCCCGTACGTCATCGCTAAAACGGTGACGTCGGACGGACCGCAGATGAAGGGCCTGTACAAGGGCGCGCTCGTGCCCGACGACGTGTCCGAGGAATGGCTGGCCCACCACCTGCGCAAAAAACTGATCGAAAAGGTGGGGCAGGCCGCCCCGGCACCGGCACCGGTTCCCGCGCCGACGCCCGTCAAGGAGCCCGTCGTCGAGAAGCCCAAGCAGGAGACCCCGACCCCGGCAACGCCGCCGGAGTCGGGCCCCGGGTCCGGGCAGAAGGCGTGGGTGGACTACGCCGTCGCCCGCGGCAGAGACCGGGCAGAAGCCACGGCCATGCCGCGCGACGATCTGATCGCCGCACTGCGGGAGGGGTAACCGGTGGCCGACTACACGCCGATTTACGCCGCAGGCCTGCTGCCGTCCACGGCCACCGCTTCGGCGGGAATCGTGGGCGGCCAGCTGGTTGAGGTGTCCGGCAACGGTACGGTCGGCCCGGCTGCGGCGGGCAGCGTGAAAACTGTTGGTGTGGCCGCGCACGATGCCGGGTCCGGTGGCAGGCTCACCGTGCACCCCGTCGCAGGGGTGGTGCACGAGCTGGTCGCCGGGGCGAGTGTCACGGCCGGGCAGCCGGTGAAGGTGGGGGCGACGTCTGGCGCGGTGTTGCCGTTGTCGGGTGGCGCCCCCGGCGCCCAGGTCGGTGTCGCGCTCACCACGGCCGCCCAGGACGCCAAAGTGCAGGTCCTCGGAACCCCGCCAACCCCGTCCGGGGCAACGGCCGTCCCAACGCTGCTGTTCGCCTCCACGTCGCTGAACTTCCCGAGCATCGCGGCAGCCGGGCAGGCAGAGTTGACGATCACCGTGACGGGGGCTGCCGTCGGCGACGGGGTCGTGCTGGCCCCGCCTGCCGCCCCGGAAGCCGGGCTGGTGTGGGCGGGCCGAGTGTCGGCGACCAACACGGTCACCGTCCGCGCCTCGAACATCACCGCGGCGCCGGTCGACCCGGCCGCGGCCACCTGGGGTGCGCACGTCATCAAGTCGACCTGACCCGCCGCCCGAACGCGTGGCCCGGCCCGGGGCGAATTCCCAGCCGCCCCGGCCGGGCCGCCACAACTCGATAAGGGGGGTGCGGTGGCTGAGTCCTGGACGCCCACGCTCGAGCAGGTGGCCGACCACATCCCCACCCGAACCCGCGACGCCGCCAACCCGGGGGACACCAGCCTGCTCGGCACGTTCACATCCGTCACCGAACCCACCGACGAGCAGGCGCGCCGACACATCGCCGCCGCGGTCGTCGAGGTGCTCGGCGCGGTCGGCGGCACCATCCCGGACATGCCGGTGTTCCTGGCCAAGCTCGCATCCGAAGCCGCAGCACTGCGCGCCGCCGCGGACATTGAGCTGGCGTACCCGGTGCGGGACGCCGACGTCAACGTGTTCACCCAGCTCGACCAACGAGCCAAAGACACCCTGCAACGGCTGATCGACGCGGTCTCCGACCAGGGGTCCGGCCCGGACGCGCTACTACCGCAGTACTCGTTCCCCGAACCGGTCTGGTACGGCGACTACCCCCTTTAGGAGGCGCCGTGGCCGACGTCACCCTGGTGTGGAACGAGCCCGAAGTGTTCCGGGTGCTCAAGAGCGAAACCGGGCCGGTCGGCCTGCACATGGCCAAACTCGGCCGCCGCGCCACCCGCACCGCCAAGCGGTACGCCAACGTGTCCCCTGACGGCGACATTGAGGCGGGCAGGCCGCCCGGCTACATGCGGTCCAAGATCCGATGGGACATGGGGCGGGACGCCGTCGGCCTGTACGTCGACATCTCCTCACCCGCACGCACGGCGAGAGATAACGCCCCTTATGGGCTTTTTCTCGAGGTAGGCACGCGGGCTCACATCATCCGGCCGAAACGGCAGGGCGGGTGGCTGCGGTTCGTCAGCAACGGGCAGGTGCGGTTTGCCCGCGTCGTCCACCACCCCGGCACCCGCCCGTACGCGTACCTGCGGCGCGCCCTCTACCAGCTGCGCGGCGCCTGATGGCCCGCGTCGCCGCTGTGAAAGCGGTCCTTGCGTGGGTCAACTCGCATCCGACACTCACCGGCCCCGGCAACCCGCTCGACCAGGGCGCGTTCCGCACCCAAGTCCGCTCGCCGTCCCGCGGCGCCTACCTGGTGCTCGCCCGCATCGACAGCACCGACGCGCTGACCGCGGAGGAGGGCGTCGACCAAGCCCGGATCGCGGGCGTGGTCTACGCGGGGACGGATGAGGCGGCCGAAGACGCCGCCGTGGCGTACGCCAACGCGCTCTGCCAGCTAACCGGAACCCCGGCGGTGATGGGCGACGCGATCTGCCTGGTGGGCGGCGACATCGTCGGCCCCCAGTTCATCGACGACCGCGCCGGATCCAGCGGCGAACTGTTCGCCTACCAGGTCGACTGTGACCTTTTCATGATCAACGGAGGTGCTTGATGGCGGCTCTCGCCTTGCAGGTGCTGGTCCCTGGCGGGTCGGCATCAACACTCGCGGCCGCGGCCGGCGGCGGCGACACCTGCCCCGCCGGCGACGGAACGTTTCTCGAAGCCAACAACGCGTCGGTCGCGTCGATCACGATCACTCTGGCGACGCCGGGCACCGTGGACGGGTTGGCGATCGCCGACCGGGCGGTGGTCGTCCCGGCCGGGGAGCGTTGGAAGATCCCGGTGCCGCGTGTGTTCGCCGGCGCCGATGGCCGTTGCGTGATCACCTATTCGGGCGTGACGACGTTGACCGTCGGCGCGTTCAGGCTCGCGTGATGCCCGCCAAGCCTGCGGCCAAGCCCGCCGCCAACGACGCGCCAGCACCGCCGTACTTCATCGCGACCGCACCCCTGTTCATCGGCGGGCAGTTCGGCCGCGCCCACAACCCCGGCGACCGGGTGCAGCCCGACCACGTCGCCAAGCACGGGTGGCAGCACCTGGTTCGCCTCCCCGACGGATACGAGCCCGCCCCAACCCAGCAGCCCCCCAGCGTGCCTGACAGCCCCGACAGTGGCCAGGCGACCAGCAGTAAGGAAGGTGCCTGATGCCTCGCGGAAACCCGTCCAATCTCGCTCTTGGCCCCGGCATCCTCCAGATCGCGGTGCTCGGCACCGCCGAGCCGGTCAACCTGACCACCCCGTGGGCGACCGTCGACCCCGCGTGGACGCCCCTCGGCTACACGGACGAGGGCAGCACGTTCAACTACTCGGTGGATTCGGAGAATGTGGAGGTGGCGGAGGAGGTTGACCCGGTCGCCGTCGCCCTCACCTCCCGCGAGGTGACCGTGGACTTCGCGCTGGCGGAGGTGACCGCCGCCAACCTGCAGCGCGCCCTGAACGGCGGCACCATCACCTCCGGCACCGGCATCGTCACCTTTGAGCCGCCGGACCTGGGCGAAGAGGTGCGTTGCATGCTCG